CTCCACAACCAACAATAAGGAAACTCAAATCTCTTCTAAAAGGGTTCAAAGACAACGATTATTTACTTTTAGTTGGCGACCCCGCACTTATTGGTTTGACTTGCTCAGTCGTATCAAGTATTACTAGTGGTAGATATAATATGTTAAAATATGATAGATTAGAAAAAGATTACTTTCCTATCAGAGTTGACATTTATAACTAAGAATAAACAAAGGAGAATAATATGGCTATTAACTTAAGACGTGAAGAGAAGGATTTTCAGGTAACTGAAGTAGATCCAATATCAAAAGGTGCTCAGGATTACCTGAAAGCTGAAAAAGAAGTAGAGGACCTAGAAGCTTTACTTAAAGTAAAAAAAGAAGCAGTACGCAAAGCAAATCAAAATTTAGTTGAGTTGTTTGAAGAGCGGGGTGTCACTTCAATTAAAATGAGAGACGGTTCTAATGTAGAAATAAAACCGTTTTACACAGGATCAATATCCAAAGATAATCAAGACGAAGCCTTTGCATGGTTACGTGATCATGGATATGAAGACTTGATAAAAAATCAAGTCATTATAAAGTTTGGCAGAGCAGAGGATCATAAAGCTGTAAAGCTTTTCAAAGACCTAGCTCACCAAGGGCTTGACACTGATAGAGCAATCAAAGTCGAGCCATCTACCCTTAGAGGTTTCATACGTGAAATGATTGAGGGTGGTAAAGATATTCCTACAGAAACTTTTGGAGTTTATGTGGGACACAAAGTCAATATCAAGAAAGGTAAATAAATGACAGAGACAGTAAAAAAGCAAGTAGCGAAAAGCGAAACTAAGGCAGTTGCACAATTAAGTGCAGTTCTAAAATCAGCTCCACTTTCAAAAAGAGAAGCTGAGGATTACTCAATACCTTATTTAAATATGTTAAGTAAGGGTTCACCTCAAGTTGATGAGGAGAACGATAAATTTATAAAAGAAGCTAAGAAGGGACAAATATTTAATACGGTTACAGAGACTTGTAGTGATGTATTAACAGTGTTGCCTGTCTACTATAGAAGGAGATATGTAGAATGGTACAATGACAGAACTAAAAATAAGGCCCCTGTAAATGAATATCTCCCTGAAGAGTTTCAAACTTTTCAAAAGGAAGGTAAAATTGTTCGTGGTGACGACAAGAAAGATCGCTTTGTTGGGAAAGGTGATACTTATGTTGAGAACACTGCTGAACATTATGTTATCGTTATTGATGGTCAGAGTTGGTACAAGGCCCTAATAAAAATGAAGGGTTCACAACTTAAGAAGTCAAGGCAGTGGAACTCAATCATGTCAAATCAAAGAAGAGTTGATGGTGATGAGATTTACCAACCAAAAGACTTTGCAATGTCATATAATTTGTCAGGTAAACCTGAAAAAAATGATCAGGGCAGTTGGCACGGTTGGGCTATCAATCAAAATAAATGGATTGACGAACTAGGTTTAGTTAAGGTTGAGGACATTTTAGCTGACGCTAGTCAATTCGAAAAAACAATTCACAGTGGGGAGTTAAAAGTTGCTCCTCAGGAAGATGAAACAAGTTCCCCGCAAGGGGAGTCCTCGCAGAACGGTGATAACATTCCGTTCTGATTAATAGCCGCGTAACGAGAGCTTGGATTCTTTCCTCCTCTAACGCTCTCACTTGGCCAAGGCATGACTTTTCCGGCCTCCTTTCGGTTCGTGTCTTGGCCTACAAGCTATTAACATGAGGTACTATGGAGCTAAAATTAGTAACTAAATTTAAAGATATATTCACAGGGCTAGAGAGAGCCCATGGAGTATTCGAGAAAAAAAATGAGCCACAAGAAGGCGTAAAGGTCGAGGCTCATATGAAAACGGTCCACGAGCCACCGTCAATAGAAAAATTTCAATTACATTTAAATGGAGAATATCCCGCAATGGGAATAGTTCCCATAAACGATGATGATCAATGTAAGTTTGGTGCGATAGATATTGATGTTTATCCACTTGACCACAAACTATTACTTAAAAAAATAAAACAAAAAAAGTTCCCTTTAGTAATGTGTCTATCCAAAAGTGGTGGAGCACATTTATACTTATTCACTAAACAATATGTTTCAGCTAAGGACATGCAGACTAAACTAAGTGAGATGGCAACTGCCATTGGCTATCCTAAAGCTGAAGTATTTCCAAAACAAATAGAACTGTATCAAAGAGAGGGAGAGGAAAAAAGAGATACAGGAAGTTGGATTAATCTACCCTATCATGGCAGAAGTCGTTATGGATTAAATGATGTGGGTGATGCATTAAGTTTAGAACAGTTTCTTTCTTACTACGATGGCCTTGTTGTTGCTTCTATTAAATCGATTAAAACCGATTTCAAGAACGAGGTTATTAAAGACGGACCTCCATGCCTACAAATACTAACTGAACAGGGTGTTTCCGATGGCTCCCGGAATAATGCCTTGTTCAACGTAGGCGTATATTATCGTAAAGCAGATCCTGATAATTACAAAGAATTAATCGAGGAGTACAATAGAAGTTATATAGTTCCACCTTTGAAATCTGATGAAGTTTTAATTGTAATTAAACAAGTAAGTCAGAGCGATAATAACGGTGCACCTAAATACATGTATAGGTGTTCACAACCACCTATTGAGTCTCTATGTAACAAAAGATTATGCAAAAAAAGAAAGTTTGGTGTTGGCAGTGAAGGAGATAGAGATCATACTGTTTACTCCGATTTAAAAGTTTATAAGTCTGATCCACCTAGATATTTTCTTAACGTAGATGACAGACGAATTGAGATAGCTAATACCGAAGATTTAATGACTCATAAAAAAATTATTCAGGCTTGTTTAGAACAACTCAACTCAGGTATTATGAACATGAGTGCCGCTGAGTGGAATCAAACTTATAGTGATTTATTCGAGTCAATATCAATAGACTATCCACCTGAAGAGGTTACAAAAAAAGGTGAGTTCAAAGAATTACTAGAAGAGTTTTGTTTACATCAAGGAGAGGCTCTGACTATAGCTGACATATTTTTAGGTAAGTCATATACCGAAGAGGGCTTTACATATTTTGCTTTAAAAGATTTGATGGACCACTTGAAGAGAAATGATTTCAAAGAGACAAGACCTTGGGTGACAATGAGACTTAAAGAAGAGTATAATGCAGAAGACTTAATTAGGAGCATTAAAAATAGTAGAGTCAGGCTTTGGAAAATAAAACAGTTAACAATCGATGAGGTTGACCTTGAGGTTCCTGACATGAAGCAACAGAAAGATATAGAGGAGGATATACCGTTTTGAAAAAATTAACATCACAAGTTCAAGTAGATAATATCACTAGTGAGATTAGTAGAATGTTTGACTATGAATTTAATGGTCAAACAGAATTTACTTTACCTGACTTTCAAAAACCCACACAGGACTTTAACATAGGACTCATAGTGGGAGCTTCAGGAAGTGGTAAGTCAAGTTTGTTGAAAGAGTTTGGTCAGGAAGAAAATATTGTTTGGGATAAAAACAAAGCAGTTTGTTCTCATTTTGATAGTCCTGAGGAAGCTCAGGAGAGATTATCTTGTGTTGGTTTTAATACTATACCCTCTTGGATGAGGCCCTATCATGTTTTGAGCACAGGAGAAAAGTTTAGGTCTGACTTGGCTAGACGTGTAAAGGACAACGCAGTTATAGATGAGTTTACTAGTGTAGTTGATCGTAATGTAGCTAAGTCTTGTTCCAATGCCTTACAAAAATTTATAAGAAATAAAAAAATTAAAAATGTTGTCTTTGCTTCTTGTCATTATGACATCATTGATTGGTTACAACCTGATTGGGTTTATGACACAAACTCAAGCAAAGTTGTGACAAGGGGGTTACTTAGGCGACCCAAGGTCGTTTTGGAAGTCGTTCCTTGTTCCCCTAAAATATGGCCATACTTCGCTGACCATCACTATCTCACAGCAGACATCAGTAACGCATCACGATGTTGGCTTGGAACATGGGAAGGAACTACAGTTGGATTTGCTTCAGTCATCTTCTTCCCCTCAGGAACAATCAAAGAAAAAGCATGGAGGGAACACAGGACAGTGATACTTCCTGATTTTCAAGGTTTAGGTTTAGGGGTTAGATTATCAGAGGCAGTTGCACAACAATTCACGAACATCGGTCATCGTTTCTTTTCTAAAACAGCTCATCCTAGGTTTGGTGAATATCGAGAGGCTCACCCTGAGAAGTGGAGACCTACTACACATAACAAACAAAACAGAAAAGAAGACTACGAAAAAGAATTAAATAGAATTGCTTCAGGTAAAAAAAAGTCTCCTAACTTTGGGGGTTACTCTAAAGAGCTCAGAGAAAAACATAAGGAGAGAGTTTGTTACGCACATGAGTATATTGGATAGAAAAATACCCACAGTTGTCATAGGTCCTCCTGGGACAGGTAAGACAACTTACATTTTAAATAAGATAGAAGAATATTTAGACAGTGGTGTTAGCATAGATCAAATAGCTTTCTTTTCTTTTTCTAATAAAGCAGTGGATGAGGCCAAGGAAAGAGCGTCACAAAAATTTAAGGTGCCAATGAATCAGCTAGAACATTTTAGCACAATGCACTCGTTTGCATTAAGACAGATGGGACTAACACGAGAACACATAATGAGTAACAATGATTGGAGGAACATATCAAATGAACTTAGGATTAATATTAACGTTAATAATGATGATGACATATTTTTCAACAACTATGACGACAAATATGTTGATCTTATAGAAAAATCAAAAAGGAGAGATATTTCTTTACGTGACTGTTGGGCTATGTTTGCCAAGGATATAATTTGGCATAAGCTAGAATACATAGATAAGGGCCTAAAAGACTATAAAAATTTCGGATATGAGAAGTTTACAGGGGGTACAACAGGATATCTCGTAAAAGATCAAGGGCCTAAAATAGACTTTACAGATCTAATAAAAAAGTATGTTGAGGGTAGTTTTTATAAGGCATTTACAGTTGTCTTCTTTGATGAGTCTCAGGACATGTCCACCATACAATGGAAAATGGCAGAAAAGATTTGGAAAAATTCTGATAAATCTTATTTAGCTATGGACCCTAATCAAGCTATTTATACTTGGGCAGATGCTGATGTTGGGAAGGCTATTCAAGTAAAAGAAGAAGCAAAAAATTTAATTGTTTTAGATCAATCCAAAAGAGTACCTAGAAAAGTTTGGGAGATTGTAAATCGTGTTGAAGAGCAAATCGTTGGATACGATGATATTAAATGGTCACCAGCAAATAGAGATGGAGCAGTAGAATTTATAAGAGGCATTTATCATTTAAATATGGATGAAGGAACTTGGCTTATCATGGGTAGAACAAGAACCATACGTGATAACATGGAAGAGGTTATGAGAAAGAAAAATATTTTTTTTAGAGTCAAGTTAAAAGATAATAAATATAGATATTCAGTTAAAACCCAAGAAAGAAATGCTATACTCACTTGGAAAGATTTGATGAGAGAAGAGAAAAATGAGGTACCGATTAGATTGGTAGAAAATTTATATAAGTGTCTTGGTAAAGAGTTTGTTGCTAGAGGTAATAAGAAAAAAATATCTGAGCAAAGAAAAGCTTTACCTGATAAAAAATTATCTTTTTTAGAACTCAAAGATAATTTTGGATTACAAGCTGAGTTCGGAACTTCTTGGACAGAGGTTATGACAACAATCAATACTGAGACTGTTGCATACTTAGAAAACCTAGAGTCAAGAGGGGAGAATTTAGCTTTAGAGCCACGAGTAACTTTATCAACTATTCATCAACAAAAGGGTGGAGAAGCTGAGAATGTTATTGTGTCTCTAGACATAGGAAAAATGGCGTATGAGGAATACAGGATTAATCCTGTAAGTGAACACAGACTTTTCTATGTGGCGTTTTCAAGAGCTAAAGAGAACCTTTACATAATAACACCACAATCAAGAGAGGCTTACAGAATATGAGTAAACAAATAGGTATGTTTAAACCTAAATCAGAATGGGTTCCACCCATGGATTTTCCTAACATTAAAGACGCTGAAAAAATTGCAATAGATTTAGAAACTAAAGATCCTAACATTATGGAGAAAGGCCCAGGGTGGGCAACTAATGATGGAGAAATAATTGGCGTAGCTATAGCTGTGGATGGTTGGAAGGGATACTATCCAATTCGTCATGAAACAGGTTTTAATCACGATCCACGGGTCGTGTTTGATTGGCTGAATGAAATGCTCTCAGGAGAGGGAGAGAAAATAGCTCACAACGCCACCTATGATTTTGGTTGGTTAGAGGCTGAGGGAGTCAAGTGGAATGGGCGTATCATTGATACAATGATTGTTGCTCCTCTTATTAATGAAAATAAATTTAGTTATTCTCTTAACGCAGTTTCAAAAGAATATTTAGCTGAAAGTAAAAGTGAATTTTTATTAAACGAAACTGCTGCTCAGTGGGGTGTCGATGCTAAGAGTGAGATGTTTAAGATACCATCTCAATATGTTGGTGAGTATGCAGAACAAGACGCTGTACTATCTTTAAAGCTTTGGGATAGACTGAAGCCTGAAGTTACTCAACAAGACTTACAAACTGTCTTTGATTTAGAAACAGATCTAATTCCTATTCTTATGAAGATGAGAAAAAAAGGTGTCAGGGTTGATTTAGAGAGATTAAAGAAAGCTGAGAAATCTTTTATTAAAAAAGAAAACGAATTATTAAAATATGTATTCGGTGAAACTAATTTAAAATGTGATATATGGGCGGCTAGGTCTATAGCTACTATATTTGATCAATGTAAAATAGAGTATCCTAAAACAGATAAAGGTAATCCATCCTTTACAAAAAGTTTTTTGGAGTTTCATCCTCATCCTATTCCAAAGGCAATTGTTCAAGCTAGAAACTTCAACAAAGCACGGACCACGTTTCTCCATACGATAGAAAAGTATCAGCATAAGGGTAGAATACATGCCAATGTTAATCAGCTAAGAACAGAAAATGGTGGGACATTGACAGGTAGATTTAGTTATTCTAATCCTAACCTTCAACAAATTCCTGCTAAGGATGACGCTGAGTCAGATATAAAAATAGGTTCTTTAATCAGGGGTTTGTTTTTACCTGAGGAGGGAGAGCAGTGGGGTTCTTTTGACTATTCACAGCAAGAGCCAAGACTTGTCAGTCACTATGCTAATATCGTTAAGTTAGAGGGTGCTGAAAAAATTGTTAAAGCTTACAATGAAGACAAAGAAACAGACTTTCATACAATCATGGCTGAGATAGGTAATATACCTCGTAAGAGTGCTAAAACGATAAATTTAGGGCTATTTTATGGTATGGGTGTGGGTAAGCTTTCTGATCAACTAGGTATTGATCCTGAGGAAGGTAAAGGATTAATCAAACAATATAATGAGAGAGTTCCTTTTGTTAGACAATTGGCTGATGCAGTGTCTGATCACGCTCAAAAAAAAGGGGCTGTAAAAACTTTTTTAGGTAGAAGATGTCGTTTTGAATTATGGGAGCCAAAGGCTTTTGGTTCTTATCGTGCCTATCCATTAGATAGAGCTAAAGAAGAGTATGGTGAATATACTCCTCTAAAAAGATCAGGGACCTATAAAGCATTAAATAGGTTAATACAGGGGTCTGCCGCTGATCAAACAAAGAAGGCAATGGTAGACTTATATAAAGAGGGCATTATACCAATGATTCAAATTCATGATGAATTGGCCATAAGCTTTAACGGAGATAAAGAAATGCAAGAAAAAATAGTAAGTGTAATGGAAAACTCAATTGAAATGAGTGTTCCATCTAAAGTAGATGTAGCAACAGGAAATAATTGGGGAGAAGCAAAATGAGAATAATGTATCAAAATGGTGAATTATTGTTGAGTCTTACAAGGGATGAAGTGGATCACGTTAGTAAAAACAAAGGAACACCTGTTAAAATGGATATTAAAATGTTGAAAGTATTGCATGAAGATATATCGAAAGCTGTTTTAAATCATTGGTCCAACGTAGAGGTTTGGGATGCAATAGAAGAGCACCTGAAGTCTCATAAAAACAAATCTAAATCAAAAAAATAATCGTTATATTCTTTTTCGAAAGGATATGACAATGATAGAATTATTAAAAAAACTTACAAACTTTATTACTTTGGAGCACAACTCTGATAAGGCTATGAAAGAATTTTTGAAAACTGAATATAAAAAAGATTGGGAAGCAGCCTATCTTTGGTATTTAGAAGAAGGTACCTTACCTAATTTTCCAAGAAAAACTCTTTAAGTATTAGCAATAATTTCAGCAAGAGACTCACATCTTTTTGTGGTCTGTTTATGCCAACGTGAGTCTTTCATTTCTTCGGAAGCTTTTTTCCAATCTTTGACTCTCATGGCTTTCCACATTTTGGAGAAGTTGCGAACACCTTGAGTTCCAAGCTGATATACCATCTCAAGAATTACCTCTTCTACGTGGGGAGGTAAGTCGTGACCAATACACTCTTGTATAAGAGACTCAGCTCCTGCTGCGGCTCTATTTAAATCCATTTCAAATAATTCTTCTACCTCATCCATACTTATTTCTACGCCCTCA